AACATCCAAGGTGCGAGTGGAAATGTACTTACACTGAATACTGGTGTATACCAATTTGATTTTTCAAGTCTCGATGCTGGTGCTCATGTATGGATCGAAGATGCTCTGCGCAATTATGATGCTGCGATCGATTTCACTACATTAAATACCACAACAGTAATTGCCACCGGTAATGTACTTTCAACCGGTCTTAGCGTATTTGGTAATGCTAGAGTTGGATTAGCTGGAGCCGTTAGTGGACAGTTCCATTCAGTAGTAGGCAATATCACACAGACATCATCAGGTGGTGCAGTTTATATTAATACCATAGGTAACGTATTAGCTGCAGGTGCAGTAGTTAATGCCCTAACAGTTAATGGTACCACAACACGTGCAGGTGCAACAGTTGACTCGAGCTATCAAATATACAAACCTACAGCTAATGTCAGCATACAAGCCAACGTGAATGTAAGCCGTGTAATTGTTGCTCCTACTCCAGCTGGTAGTATCAGCAGTTTCTGGACAGATGTCATCTTACCAAATGTCAGCACAGATGGACACACTATCACAGTTAGTTCAAATGTAAGAATTGAAACCTTCCGAGTATTATCACCATGGGTTGGGTATACTGTAGATACTGGCGCTAACGTTACGCTAGCAAATAATACCCCAGCCACATTCGTGTTCCATTCAGCTGAAAATAAATGGTTTAAAGTATAGTCTTTAACCAAATATCATTGACTCCTTATGCTAGATTAGTATATAATCAAGTATAAGGAGTTTTCTTTTATGCATCCACTAACAAACGATTTGAGCAAACTAACAGATGAAGAACTGCACTCAAAACGCAGCGATCTGAACACACGCCTAGGATTTGCCTATCGTATGGGATATAGTGACATGGTTAATCAGCTGCAGTTGATACTGGGTGACTATGCCATGGAAGTTGAGCGACGCAATCAAAAGATGCTAGAACAGGCCCAAAAATCAGGAAGATTGGGTTCCGACGATACAGCCAAGGATATCACCAAAGACTGATGCGCTACGACCAATACGGACAGGCCTATACAGATAGTAACGAATTGTGTAACTTACTGTATAAAAATCCTACGCTAGATATCAGCAGATTCCAAGTTGAGGACAGCCTAGAATACAACCGCAGTGTAGCAGAACTACACGCTGAATTGGATTTCTTAGACAGCTATCATCAGATCACACAGACTGTAGAAGAATTTGATAATACTTTACAACGTAATTGGCACATGCCCCAGGAATATAAGGAGTTAGACATAGCCAAATATGTATTGGACCTATGTCAAATAGATGCAGAACTACAGCGTGTAGGGCAAGAATTATTGCTGTATCAGGAACGAGATTTATTTGATTTATTGCGTTATTTAAAATATCTCGTAGATACCTTAAGAAAGAACAATGTAGTTTGGGGTGTAGGTAGAGGATCAAGCGTGGCTAGTTATGTCTTATTCTTGATTGGAGTACATCGCATAGATAGCCTATACTATGATTTAAACATTGATGAATTCCTGAAATAAATACGCATATAATAGGAGAACTAACATGGCAACAAATCACAGAACAGCAAGAGGTATTCCGGTTGATATGGATCGCCTCAGATTAGCTAACGAACAGACCATCGCAGTGGGCAATATGAAAGTGAATGCTCGAGGAGATCAGCTGGGAGCTGGTGGTAAAATCATCAAGACTCGCCAACAGGTCATGGCAGAAAAGAACAAACTCAAGGGACCAATAGCTGATAACTCTAAGGCAGTGGCAGAATCTATGAGTGCTGTGAGTCATGAACCTGTAGCTATCGAAATCCTAGAACCAGAAGAAATCGCACCTATCGTCGAAGAACAAAGTCCAACAGAGGATGTAGTTTCTGGTTATGTTAAACCTCGTGGTAGTTTTGCTGACAGCGTGGCCAAGGAAACAGAAGTCACACAAGAGCTATTGGATCCCAGCATCCTTACTGGCAGCAAACCAACCGGTATCCAAAGAATCTAAGGAGTCGTATGTCAGTATTTGAAGCTAAAAAAATCAAGAGTTTCCGTGCATTACAGGACTATGTCGTAGTCACGGATATGAACTTCAAGGAAAAGATCAGTCACGGTGGTATTATCATACCAAACAGTGATGGTAAACTAGAAGGCGTCCATCCTCGCTGGGGTCGAGTCTACAGCGTGGGCGGCAAACAGTTGGATATCAAAGTTGGTCAATATGTATTAGTCAAACACGGTCGCTGGACACGTGGTACCTTGATCGAAGACGCTGAAGGTGAACAGACTATCCGACGCATCGATCCAGCTGACATCCTGTTGGTCAGCGATGACCCCCAACAGGATGAAACCATCGGTCAAGGTCTATAATTGGACGAAGATTACCAAAATTTAGAAATTTTTACCAAAGAAGATCTCATTGATATAGCACGTCATATCAATAAGATCGCCATCTACGCTAACAGTCCACATACAGATGGATTCAGTGCCTGCGCTTGCAAACACGATCTATATATGCTAAAATGTTTATTAGAAGATGTGTACAAAACACTACCAGATTTTCCACAACAGGAAAAAGAATGGGAACAGAAACGTCTCATGGAGATCTTAAGAAAATGATAGATAAAAATTATCAAGAAGCAGTAAAAGACATTAAACAAGCTCTAACAGTACTAGAAAATAATCCAGATTCTGGACTAGTTGTTAAAGAAATCAAACACCCAGATGCTGTTTGGCATCTGCGTATCAGCCTAGCCAAAAGTCTGATCAGGATCATTGCCGGTGGTGCATTAATCATGGGTGAACTTTATATCGCTGGTAGTTTATTAATCCTAGCAGAAATTCTAGGTATTGGTGAGGAGTTAGTGTGATAATTGCTCTTATACTATTGACATTTGTGTGTTGTTGTCTTATAGTATATAAGATGCCTAGTGGATGTCATGGTTCATGTGAACAAGGCCGCAAAACATGTGATTGCAAGGATAAAGAATGAAACAATTATGGACAGAATCTTATAGACCCAAGGACATAGAAGGATATGTGTTCCGTGATGAAGCACAGCGTGAACAGGTTAAATCTTGGATCAAGGAAGGCAGTATACCACATTTACTATTCAGTGGCGGTGCTGGTATTGGCAAGACGACCTTGGCTAAGATCTTGATCAATGCTCTAAATATTGACGAATATGATGTGTTAGAAATCAATGCTAGTCGTGAGAACAACGTCGACAATGTGCGCAATAATATTACCAGCTTCGTCAGCACCATGCCATTCGGTGATTTCAAGATAGTCCTCTTAGATGAGGCAGATTTCTTAAGTCCAAATGCCCAGGCGGCATTACGTGGTGTCATGGAAGAATATGCACAGACCGCACGTTTCATCTTAACCTGTAATTATCCGCACAAGATCATTCCAGCCTTGCACAGTCGTTGTCAAGGTTTCCATATGGAAAAAGTTGACCATACAGAATTTACAGCCAGAGCGGCCACAGTGTTAGTGACAGAAGGGGTGACATTTGAATTAGATACCCTCGACAGCTATGTCAAAGCCACATATCCAGATCTACGCAAGTGTTTGAATTTACTACAGATGAATACTGTGGAAGGTAAACTCAAAACACCAAGTGAAACTGGCGCAGGCACAGCAGACTATAAATTGGCCATGGTTGATTTGTTTAAATCAGGTAAGGTACGTGAAGCACGACAACTGTTGTGTAGCCAAGCCCGACCAGAAGAGATGGTAGAAATATTCACTTGGATGTACAACAATCTTGATTTGTTTAGCAAGACTGTAGAAGGTCAGGATGAGGCCATTAGCATCATACGCAAGGGTGCAGCCAGTGCCAGTCTAGTAGCAGATCAGGAAATCAATCTTTCAGCAACTATCACAGAGTTGATACAGATTGCCTAATTTAAACATTTATCTATTGGCTACCTACGTAGCACGTCCTAAAAATCCTCGTCAAACCAGTCGTGCTGGGTACGTTAGTAATCCAGACAATATTCAATACGATGAGAATTTAGAAATCGTTCGTGGCTGGAGAGATAGGTATCTCAGATACAGTGTGGTATTAGATCTTACCAATGAACGTGTGATTAAGAACAGTTTCCACAACGGTAAGAACTTTCAAGAGCTATTCGCACACTACCACGAAGGGTTTGGCGAATATATAGAACAAACAGTGAATGATCTAAATGCAGCGTTACAAATTAAGTGAGTGCGGAGCCCGAGGTTGGTTTATCGGTGATTTTGATGGTGCTGTCTATAGAACCAAAGAATTTGAAGTAACCTATCAAAAGAATCCACGTGGTCAAACTGCTAGTCATATCCATAAACTAGTCTATGAAATTACCTTGGTTATCAGCGGCCGTCAAATATGCAATGGAGAGATGTTCAAAGCTGGAGATATCTGTGTATTAGAACCTGGAGATATTAGCCAAATTGAATATCTCGAAGAAACGGAAGTTGTTACTATAAAGACTCCTAGCGTTCCTTCAGACAAACACTATCTATAATTAAATTTCGCCATAGATCGATAGAATCTCCCTCACCGCTGGGTGTCTCGCGATATCTCTAGATTCAAATTCAACACCGGCTACATACTTACTCTGTTGGTATGCTTCAACAAGGCCTTTGAAACCTAGTAAACCGTTGTCATTATCACTACGGTCTGCCTGACGTGTATCGCCTGTAACAACTATTTTGGAGCCTTCACCGAGTCGCGTTAGGAGCATCTTCATCTGTCCAGGAGTGGCGTTTTGCATTTCATCTGCTACTATCCAACTATCCTTAAAAGTGCGACCTCTCATAAATGCTAGGGGAGCTATCTCAATCACCTGTTCATCTAGCATACGGGCTACTTCTTGTGGACGATAATACTCTTGTATTACATCAAACAAGGGTCTGGTCCATGGTTCCATCTTTGCTGTTATATTGCCTGGTAGGAAACCATGACGCTCGTCGTCCACTCCTACCGCTGGACGAGTTAGAATGATTTTACTTACAGAACCTTCTTTAAATGCCCGAACACCTGCTTGCATGGCCAGCATGGTTTTCCCTGTGCCCGCAGGGCCTGTAGCGAAAACAATGTGTTTAGATGGATCTGTTAATAATTCGATATATGTTTCTTGATTTAGGCTTTTTGGAATTAAGGTTACTGTTTTTCTCTGTTGAACGTATTGATTGAAACTAAGTGTATTATCTGCTGCAAGTGCTACATTACGCATTCTACGTTTTGACATATTGCTCCCTGAAAAAAGTAAATTGTAGATTACGGTCATCTACAAAGATATTTAAGGAGCGGAAATTTATTTTTTAGTGACTAGTTTAATTTTTAATCTCGTGGCTAAATATTAAGCTGTCCGAATAAGAAAAGATCTCAATTGAGCAGCATTATCTGGAAAATCATTTAAATTAAAGCACTGTATATCAAATCCAACTAATTTTAATTTGTATTGAATTAACGCTTCAGCTACAAGAGATAATCCTCCCCAATGTAATTTCTGACCAGTAATTACGCTATCAACTATTTTTTCTATTAATTGATAATTGTCTAATATATATTGTTGTTTTACTCTCCATTCATTGAAAAAATTATCCAATTCATCATCAATGAAGGTCAATCCCAAATAATTGATTATATTTTTTATTGTTTTTTTAAAATTGAATAATATATCATTGGTTGTTATTGTAAGCCAATTGTCATCTTTTTGATCTTTTGCGTGTAAAAATTCAAAACATAATTTGCTATAAATTAAACTTAAATATTCTCTTTTTTCCCAATATTGCATATCATCAAATGACTTATAATCTTTATTCCATTGTTGAATATTATTGAGATCAAATCTTAGATTAAAGAGTTTATTATAATTTTTATCGAGACTAGGATATATTTTGTAGTAGGCAAACAATTCGTGTCTTTCAGCCGAATTAAGATCAGCTTGGGTAATAAAAATTACTTTATCATCTGAAGTAAGAATTTTTTTAAATTCGTCTATAGTTTCAGCTACTGACAGAAGATTCAAATTTGGATAAACTGGGGTAACTATTTTGGCATCAAAAGGAATAGTGTTCAATTGATCTAAGATCAATGGGTGAAATTCTTTGACAAAGGAATGCATACTACCATTATCTAATATTTCAGCATTGACTGTGTTAAATTCTTTGGTAAATCTTCTAATCGAATATTCAATAGTTGAACCAAATGCACCAGGAGAAAAAAATATGTGGATCATTATCTAATCCACTCCGCGTAGATCCTATCGTTATCCCAACAACAAGTCATTAACTTAAAACCAAACAGCTCTGATAGTTTTACGTGTTCTTCGATTGACCACGGATAAAAATCTATGTCCTTGCATTCTTCGTTGCCATGATCAGCATATCCAGGATTGCATCGCCAATAGATGCGTGAGGTAGGTTTGAGACAATTAACCACGCAGGCGATCTGATTCATGATAGTTAGCTTGTCGCCAAAATTAATACTGCCTAGGCATAATGCAATATCAAAACGATCGACAGTATTAAATTCTTCTATACTAACTTGATAATCAGCACGATCATTGGCGGGGTCTATACCCACAAGATTAATTATGCGAGATTTGAATTCGTTAAACCCGCATCCAACATCTATCACTTTTTCCCAAGGTTTAATTTTGTCTACCAGAGTGAATCCTGAATATTTGTACTGATTTAGTTCGCTTTTCCATATCGTTGAAAAATAAAAATTTAAATCAGTTTGATTCATATAGGTTCCAATAGGTTGTATAAATCTAAGGAGTTTGTTGGAAACTCATTGAGATTATAACATTTGATTTCGTATCCAGCATCACGCAACCGTCGTTGTATTATAGCCTCAGAAATTACGTTTAATTTCTCCCAAGTATACGGAATATTATCTACAGTAAACTTAACAATATTTTTAATAGTAGCATGTTCATCTAATATATACTGTTGTTTTGATCTCCATAGATCAACAAAATCATCAAAATCATCTTGAAAATCAGAATTAAAATTACCGGTTTTATTAATTATTTTTTTAAAGGTTTCGTTGGTATTGTTAAGTATGTCTCCTGAAGAGATTGTAAGCCAGGATGGCGGAACATAATTTTTAGCTTCAATCCACTCTTGTACCCACACAGGATAAAATTTACTAAACCATTCTCTAAGTTCCCACTGCCGCATTTGGCTCCAATGCGTATATTTTGGATTCCAATTGATTATATCATGTTGATTGTCTCCGCATAATGTACCGATTGATAAATTTTTGAAGCCTGTTGAAATTTTATGGTAGTGTGCTAGAATTGTGATTTCTGCTTGCTCTATATCAGCAACATAGATAAAAATAAACTTATCATTTGGTCGACGATCAACAAACAACGCAATAATAGACTCAGCATGTGCATCTACCATTGGATATATTGGCGAAGTTATTATAATATCTCGATCTGTTTTACCATCTAAAAAATCATTTAGATCTTGTAATAATGTATAATGGCCTGTTTTGACAAAACTATGCATAGACCCGTCGGGTAGTATTAGTTCATCTTGTAGACACAAAATTCTATTATCTATTAAATTTTTATCAAACTGTCTTATAGTATATTGAACAGTACTACCAAACGTGCCAGGGACAAATAAAATATGTATCACATAAAATCCTAATAAGTACGTATATTACTTATATGATAAAATTATCCGATCACATATTTTTTACCGGAGCACCAGGTAGTCGCTGGAGCAGTATAGCACAGACCATAGAAACGATTCCTGGGTTCAACATCAGCGATCGTAACAGCAGTCGTGAATATCTGCATAATAACTACAGTGGGCATCTAGGTGCTTACTTTGGCAAAGGTATGGAGTGTACGTTAATTACCAATGGCGATTACATAGATAGACAATGGTCAGAGTCCGGCGGTACTAAACTGATCAAAAGCCACGAGTGGGCCTTTCATTTAACTGGTATACGTAAGAAAAAACAGTGGCAGGATAGCTGGGTCATGATGGTATATCGTCCTGATATGGCCTGTTATAGTTGGTGGCATGAAGCGGGCGGATTTAATATCAAATACCCTTGTTATGATGCGTATAAAGATAGCAATACCATGTTAACGGAGATAATGAAGCAAAATGCTGCAATTTTGGAATACGGAAAGATAAATAACTGCAAGTGGGAATATTTTAATTCTCAATGGATTTTTGATAATTTTCAAACGCCTACAAAAGTTACACAGACGTGGCCTGACATTTTAGTGACGTTAATTAAATGAATAATCTATCAAAATTTGCAGTGTCTGCTCCTATAGGAGCATTTGGCAATCACATCCGATGGCTTATCTTACTTGACAATAAATTTCAATTTAATAATCTATTTCCAGAACGCACATTATACAACACATTCAAAGGCGCTAATTGGCCCGAGTATGAGAATTTTACAGCACAGATATTGCAATCTTTGCCAATAAATTTACAAGAAGAGATTAAAACTAAACTTTTTACAGAATCTTTTTCTTTCAATACTACTAATAAAATTGACTTTATTATTAATTCTGTGTACCCGTCAACTAGAAGCTTTCATAACTGGTTAAAATATGAGTGGCAGTTTAGGCCAATGCTTGATTATCTTATACCGTTTGACCATATTTTACCAAACCAGGATTTCGAAAAAGTATTAATTATAACCATTGATTCGACCCTTGCGTATCAAAGTTATTTTAAATTTAATAGCTTAATGCATTTTGGAAATAAAGAAATCCTGACAGAAAGAAATAATTACTCCGTAAATCAAAATTTGGAGTTAGTTAAAAACCGTAACATTGATTATAAAATATTAAATGCAGAGATTCTATTTGACGAAGTGTTAGATTATAACTTTTATAAATCAGTTATTGATTTTTTTAAGTTAGACAACAATTACAATTCTGCTAAAATAATTCACAGTGAATGGTATAAAGGACAAAAAAGATCCGAGTCTGAATTTGTAAAACATGCACTAGATTTGTATCAAATCATAAATAAAGAATAAATACTTGTATATTTGTTAACCTGGTCAAACGGTTAACAACTACAACTATAATTATAACGTTATTAAAAGGAAAACATAATGAACTCAAAACAATTTGTTGCTAAACTAGCACAAGAAAATGAAGCACTATTTCAAGCCAGTGAATTGAACGTTGAAGCATACTTTGCTTCACAACCTAGCCAAGAAGCTCTAGTTGAGCACTTCGTTGGTCGTATGGTTAACGAGCGTATGAACATGGTTGAAATCGCAAACAAAGTAGCTACAGCTCCAGCTTCAACAACTACAGAAGAACTAGCACTACTAAGCAAACAAGCATTAGACGAAGCTAACCACTTCCGTATGGTAAAAGAAGTTATCGAACACATCACAGGCAAAGAAGTTGATGTAGAATCTGCTATTTCAGCAGAAGCTGCAAAACCAACTGCTAAAGGTGCTGCTCTATTAGCTAAGTATGAAGCACAAAACGATCCACTAGCACTAGCTGCTTATCAGTTTATTGCTGAAGGTCGTGCAGAACGTGTATGGCAAAAAATGGCCGACTGCATTCAAGACGAATTCATCTCAACAACATACGCTAAGATCGCTCGTGATGAAGGCTTCCACAGCAAGATTGGTGCTCGCGCACTAGAACTTTTAGCTACAGATGCTGAAACACAAGCACGTATTGAAGAAATCGCTCGCACAATGCGTATGGACTTGTTCGCTGTATCATGCATGAACACAACCGCAACTCCAGAAGCTGTAAAATTAATGGATGCTGCTTACTAAGCATAATTAATTGTATAAGTTTCAAGAAAAAGGGACTTAGGTCCCTTTTTTATTCTCTGAGGTTTCGATGAAAGATTATACAGTTGTGGTCAAATGGTCTAGTGCTACAATTATACTGATAGCTATGGTATTTCACGTTCTGGGCATTACTCCGTGGAACAGCATTCTACAATTATTAGGTGCCGCAGGGTGGACCTATGTGGGCTATAAATGGAATGAACGGGCTATCATCTTGAATTTCCTACCACAATTCTTTATTATTATCCCCGGATTAATTTATCTATTCTTTTTCAAATGAAAATAGCTGTCACACAACGTCAGATCGAAATCAATGGATTTGTCTATGATTGTCTAGAACAAGGATGGTTTCGTTTACTTCAAGGCCACGAACTTATTCCTATTCCAAATATACCCAACATAGATGTAGATGTTGATATGATCGTGTTCAGTGGTGGTGATACCAGTGATGACAGAGAACAAGTTGAAAGAATATTATTTGAATATGCTATAACAAATAATCTACCTATGTTAGGAGTATGTCACGGCGCATTTTTCCTTAACAGAATGCACGATGGAACGAATCAAAATATACTAGGTCATCAAAATACCGACCATCCTATTAAAATAGGAAAAGATTTTTATATTGTGAATAGTTATCATTCGGGTTGTATTTTTGAGCTAGGTGATAACTTAGATGCATTTGCCTGGGCAGATGACTTTGTTGAGGGATTTAAACATCACACTCTGCCAATTTGGGGATTAGTGTGGCATCCTGAACGTATGGAGAATCCTATTATACCACAAGACCTTAAGGATTTACTATATGGCTAAAATGCTGATACTCACTGGACCACAGGGTGCCGGTAATCATTTATGGTCAAAGGTGCTTAGTCTACACCCTGAAGTCTATGGATGGAAAACTCTATTAGAAAACTACTGGGAGGCACACCGTTTTGCAGAACCATTTGCCCAGCATTGGCGTGATCATAGTTTACTTAAATCATTCGATTGGACACAAAGCGAATATTACTTTACCAGCATCAGTTTACCATTGGGTATTGTTGGTCATGACGTTAATCCCATATGGATGCCAGACGTACAAGGATTTGCTGCCACAGTAATGGGCTGTGGGGTAGAGGTTGAAATAGCTGTAGTCGGTCGTGACCAAACTATATTAAACAATCAACAAACCCGTATTCGAAAACAAAGTACACTTCCTATGTTTTTAGAACAATTACCCAAACTTTGGAATCCAACATTCTTGTCATATGAATTATTATATTTGTACAAGCAAGATTATCTAAAGAGTTTGAAATTAAATATTCCCGTAGCTTGGAATAATCCCAGCATCAACACTATTTTAGAAAATGACAGTAATCTAAAATATATACACTATGTTGATGAGTATGTTTTAGATCAAGGTAATAAACAAGGTATAACATTTAAGACACGCCCATGAAAAAGTTATTAATTATCACAGGGCCGCAAGGCTCAGGCAATCACTTATTCAGTCGTGTGTTTAGCACACACCCTGATGTAGGTGGGTGGAAGAGTTTACTAGACAAGTATTGGGTACCTAGCGACGAAGAACCTTTTGCTGAGTATTGGGTCTATCCTGAACGCCTTACTGCCCAGCAGTTTGAAGGCAAAGACTATTGGCTGGCTAATGTTAGCTGTCCTTTCTTTTATGATGGCACACGCTATGTACCTAAAATACTTGAAGTTGCGGAGCAGGCTACAGCTCTGAACATAGATGTACAAATTGCTATTATCGTACGTGATCAAAATATCAACGCAGAACAACAGCTACGTGTCCGTAAAACAGTTACTACACCCATGGCACAAGAGTACTACTATAATCATCTATTAACCAGTGATTTTCCAGTACATTTCTTAGATAATGAAGCGTTTTTCCTACACAAACAGCACTATTTGAAATGGGTTGGCAAGTTATTAGGGTTCCCTGTGGACCACGCTAATCCTGATATACTTAAATTTATTTCAGAAGATCCCAATAAGAAGTATGTCAAACATGTAGATGAATATTGGCTTGATGAACAGGTGTGGCGGGGGATCCAACCTAAGAGTGTTCGCGGTTTAGATAAATAATACAAAAGAGTACTTAATATGGCCAAAGCAATCCACGACGTGATAGAAAATACCAAAGAAATCTTCATGACTGACTCAAGTCTTGCTACCCTGCTGGATTTTGAGCGTGTGTTAGATGAACTGGATCTCTATGTGTTTGCCCATTGGAAAGAGGGTGAGCTGGTAGAAGGACCTGTATACGAAAAATACTTCGTTACCTGCACTTTCATGTGGCCTTACAAACTAATGCCAGATCCAAGAGGTGGTGAACGCCTATTAGAGTATGACTGCGAAATTTACTACAGCAAGGACATGCTGGAATATCCGATCAAGATCAAAACACCTGATGATTTTGAGGCAGGAACGAAGATGCCAAAAATGGCCAAGAAACCCATATGGTTAGTAACTATCGTGATGCCTAAGAAACTCATGCAGGAAATACAGCAAGGTAGCTTAGACTTAGAATCAGCCACGCTCGACCTAGAAGATATTGAACAGGCTTATGAGGAAGGTAATGATTCCGAAGCCAGCTATGACCAGGAACAAGAAGATCAAAATGCACAACAACCAGCACCGCAGTTCTAAACTGCTGAGAGAAAATCTCGAACAAGGCGATCTGAAACGCCTAGTTCATACTGAGATGCACATCGACGAATACAAGAGCAAGATGGGCGATGACGCAGATGTCTGTGTGATCAGCTTCAAAGTCTCTGGCAAGGAGCCCAGTGCAGACTTGGTCAATTTTATCGAAAAAGGTTATGATTTTGTACTAGATGCCGATGTCAGTTCTGGTGAAAAAGAAGGTGGCGACTATCTGGTATTTGTAGAATTAGATCGCACAGACGAATTACCAGCCCAGATAATCAAGATCATGGAAGATGTCATGAATCTAACAGAACAAGATATAAGTGATTGGCGTGTACATTACTATAAATCCACTGTAGATCATGATCTCACTGAAGAGGTACTAGAAGAGATCATTCCTCTATCACCTAAAGCCTATAATGCCAAGTATGGGCAAGACACGGCAGAACTAGATGCCATGAAGGCCGTTGCAGGTATACCAATAGATACCACAGCACCTGTTAACGATTACACGGAGAGCCTAAGAGTAGCAGCAGGTTTAAAATAATTTTTTGAAAGGAATCTAAGATGCAAATCACAGCAGAACATATCAAAGCAATATTTCCCAAATACAAATACCCAGACGATCTAGCAGACGCCTTAACAGAATCATTTGACAAGTATGAGATCAATACTGTCAATCGTGCGGCAGGTTTCCTAGCACAGTGCGGACATGAGTCAGCAGGATTCACAGTGCTGAAAGAAAATCTAAACTATTCAGCTGAAGGTCTGAACAAAATCTTTAAGAAGTATTTCCCAACATTAGAATCAGCACAACCTTATGCACGTAATCCAGAAAAGATTGCTAACAAGGTCTATGCTAACCGCATGAGCAATGGCGATGAAGCAAGTGGTGATGGATATCGATTCCGTGGACGCGGTGCTATACAATTAACCGGTCGTGACAACTATAGTCAATTTGCCAAGGCAGTTGGCTTAACTCTAGACGAAGCAGTAGCAGACTTAGAAACACTTGATGGTGCTATCGAGTCAGCTTGCTGGTTCTGGAAGAAGAACGGCTTAAACGCTATCTGCGACAAAGACGACATCGTTCTAATGACTAAACGGATTAATGGTGGTACTATCGGTCTTGATGATCGCAAGAAACACTACGAACACGCTAAACACGTATTGGCATAAACCATGTGGATCCTACATTTACTTCCAGATAGTTTCTTGATCTATGTGATCAATGGTATCTGTATCGCAGGTCTCGTTGCTACCGCATTGGGATTCTTCCTAGGATGGGTTCCATTCGTTGGACGTTGGAAACTACCTCTACAACTACTAGGCATCGCCCTGTTAGTCGCAGGTGTATACTTCAAAGGTGGCTATTCAACAGAAATGGAATGGCGTGCTCGCGTAGCAGAAGTTGAAAAGAAAGTAGCAGTCGCAGAAGCCAAAGCCAAACAAGCCAATACTAAAGTCCAAGAAAAAATCGTAACTAAGATAGTTAAGATTAAAGAAAAGGCAGAAGTTGCAAAAGAAAATATCCGCAGGAATCGTGAAAAAATTAATGCTGAATGTAAACTTAGTGACGAAGCAGTTGCTGCTTATAATTCTAGTATCATCAAGGAGAAGAAATAATGCGTAATTTATTTCTTATTAGCCTACTATTGTTAACAGGTTGTGCTACAAGTGTGCCAGTAACCATGAGTTTCCCGCAAGCACCAGAAGCATTGTCTAAACCTTGTGATTTATTATTGCCATTGGATTCCGCTAAACGTGAACTATCAGATCTATTAGAAAATACCACAGACAACTATGCCAAAGCCAAAGAGTGTCATGCTAAGAGTAAGGCTTGGTTAGAATGGTATGAAACACAACGTAAAATATTTGAGGAAGTCAAATGAGAAAATTAGCATTAGCATTGGCCTTAGTATTACTAACAGGATGCGCAACTATAAAACAAACTACCTTGTATCGTGCATGGAACATGGCTAAGTTTGACAATAACGAATACAGCCAAATCAACAGCATCCGCACTACAGCTAATTTGGGTGCGGCTAAATGCGGTACAGCCGAAGTAGTACCTGTGGTAGAAAATCTATGGTACAAGTCAGTAGAACTAAAGAATTATTCAGCCAGCATTCCACATAACGAAGAAACAGTTAAGATGACTGCAGAACTTGTTGAAATTGTCAAAGGACTAAATGTAAGATATCATGAGAAGGATCCGGTGAGTCCTGCATACTGCACACTCAAGTTTGGCACTATTGAGAAAAACGCAGTAACTATTCAAAACGTCATAGGAGCAAAACCAAGATGAGCACCAAAACACAAGCAGAAGATTTACAAGCACAATATCACGCTGGCGCATTATCAGCTAGTGAATACAAAGAATTATTAGAAGATCTTAAACACACTGCCGCTGTAAATGAAGCAGCTGGCGATCTAGCGAAACTGACACAGCTACACGAAATGCTAGACGATTTAAAATCTGTGGCTGGCTTGATTTAACCAAACGCAATAAATACTATTATAATAAAGCACTAGGAGCATAGACAATGACATCAGCAGCAGAACAAAAAACAACAGATTGGATGACCACTAAGTGGCGCCCATTGATGGCCGTAACTTATATGGCTACGATTTGGTTTGACTTTATCGCAGGCCCAATCTTATTCAACGTACTACAGTATTTTAATCCAGGTCAGGCAATTTCAAGTTACATACCTATCACCCTACAAGGTGGTGGTTTATATCACATCTCCATGGGTGCTATTTTAGGTATCGCAGCTTGGACACGTGGTAAAGAAAAAGTAGCGGCTATCGAGGCTGGTGACGCGGGAAAATAACGGGGTACGGAACAGCCCCAGAAGTAAGTGTTCCAGCACAACCGCAGTGGATTACTCCTTCACCAGAAGTTCCACAACCGCAGCAGACTTGGACACCACCTCCGGCGCCAATAGCACAAACACCTGTTCCTGTACCAGTAGCAACAGATTTTGGTAGTGCACCTCCAACGTTTGGTGATGCTCCGGCTGCAACACCTGCACCAAGTGCGCCAGCGGTAGATGATCCAAATCGACCTCTAAGACGTAAAAAATAATCTACTGTTACAGTAGACATTAAATAAAAGGTAAGCTATAATAACATATAGTTTACCTTTTTTTATCAATGGAGTTCAAATGGAATACGTCGAAGAGCAGGGCCCCTTATTAGAAAGTCTCGTTTATCTTAATCAAGCCAAAGTAATCGTTGAGGTTGGTGTGGCAGAAGCCAAATCAACAGATTGGTTATGTCGTGGTGCTAAACTACGCGGCGGCGTTGTCTATGGATATGATCTATGGGACACACATGGATTAAATAACCAATTTGAACATTGGTCTAGTAAAGAAAAATGCGAAGAATATTTACGTGGAAAAGGTCATGTAAACTTCGAACTTACTAAAATCAACAGCCGCACACCAGAGTTTGCAGAACTAATTAAATCTAAACATCCTAGCATCGACTTAGCATACATTGACGGATGTCACAGCTATGATGGTATCAAAAACGATTTTGATGTTATCTATCCATTGTTAAGTGAAAGTGGAGTTATTGTATTCCACGATACGTTAAGAATTGATGGTTGTCGCGAATTTATGATCGACCTACGCACTAAGTTCTGGGATGGTACTTATGATCTTATTACATTCCCATGGGGTAGTATGTTCTATAGCGATGGTAACGTTGTTAATCGTCGCACAGGAATCAGTGTACTTGCTAAACGCAGTTTTGCTACACTAGACTTACCTATTGATGAACAATGTAACTTAGATGAACATTTCCAAGAAATCTACGTTAAAGAAGAAGAGTGGTACGAAGCTGAACTTAAACGTGCCGCTAAATCTAAGAAATAAATAAATTTGACAACAAACTAACTCTGTTGTAATATAATAATATGGCTAATGCATATGAAACACTGGGTGTGCCTAAAGGGGCATCCGAAGAAGAAATTAAAAAGGCGTATCGTCGACTAGCAAGTGCCCATCACCCCGATAAAGGTGGTGACACACATAAGTTCCAAGAAATACAATCAGCCTATGAAACCCTAAGTGATCCGCAACGTCGGGCACAACACGATAATCCAAATCCTTTCCAGCACATGGGTGGCGGCCATCATGGTAACCATTTTGAATTCCATTTTGGTGGTGGTGGACCAGAAGATCTATTCACCCAATTCTTTAGCCAAGGTTTTCCAGGTGGGCACCCATTCCAACAACGACAGCCTAGGCGCAACAAAGATCTACGTGTGCAATTGACGGTGACCCTGTCCAGCACGCTTGAACAGCAACGCAAGACTATATCAGTCCAAACTACCAAAGGTGATCGCTATAACATAGATGTGGATATCCCTAGGGGAGTTAATGATGGGACCACCATCAAGTATAGCCAAATGGGTGACAACATGTTTGATACCTTGACAAGGGGTGATTTGTATGTTATAATTACTATACAACCTGATAACCGTTTTGAACTACATGGTATCAACGTTGTCGCTAATATAGAAATAGACAGCATAGATGCTATGCTAGGTTGTGATAAAATAGTTCAAGGTATTGATGGTAAGGAATACAGCATCAAGATACCGCAGGCCTGCCAGCAAGGAACAAAATTTGGATTACAGAGTCAAGGATTGTATCAGATGAATACCAATCATCGAGGTGATTTAATCGTTGTTATTAATATTAAGACCCCTAGTTTAACAGAACAACAATTAAGTATACTTAGAAACATTCGATCAACCTACTAAATATTTTTATATAAAGGACCAATCTTGTCAGACAACATGCGCTCAAATCCTGAAATAGAAGAGATCATCAACAATGCCTGTACTTTGGCCAAGGACTACAAGCACGAATATGTAACCCTTGAACATCTGCTGATCTGCCTGATAGAGCATAGAAGTTTTAACAAGGTATTGGTTGATTTTGGTGCGGAAGTAGATCAACTCTTGCGTGATCTATATGACTACATTGGTCGTCAAGAGCATCTGACCAGAGAAGCTGTGGAAAATCTGACACCCTTGCGCACCCATGCTCTTGAACGTGTGTTCAATCGAGCTTTCACCCAGGTATTATTTGGTGCTCGTGAAGAGATGTTGCCCATTGACTTGTTTCTAAGCATCAGCCAAGAACCCAACAGCCATGCGGCCTATTTCTTAATCAAATGGGGTATCAATCGCAAGCCCCTGGTTGATTTCTTCACTCACGAATATCCTGATCGACTCAATAGTAGATCTGGCAAGAAAGATGGCAGTGCTGGTAAGAAAGACTACGCTGACAAGATTCTTAAGGAATACTGCACTAATCTAAATCAAGAGGTCCTAGATGGCAAGATCGATCCAGTGATTGGCCGCTTGGGTGAACTTGAAGAAATCGCACAGGTACTAGCACGTCGCAGTAAGTCAAACGTATTGATGATTGGTGATCCTGGTGTGGGTAAAACTGCTATCGCAGAAGGCCTAGCTCACAAGATCGTCAATGGTGAAGTGCCCGAATATTTGAAACCCTATACTGTTTATAATCTAGAAATTGGCAGTTTACTAGCAGGATCTAAATACCGTGGTGAGTTCGAAGAAAAGCTCAAAGAAGTATTGAGTGCCTTAAACATCAAGGGCAATACCATCTTGTTCATCGATGAAGCGCATCAGATGCAGGGTGCAGGTGCAGGTGGATCAAGTTCAGTAGACTTTGCTAACATGCTCAAACCAGCACTGGCTAAAGGCAATATTAAAGTTATCGCATCGACCACTTTTGAAGAATACACACAATCGTTTGAAAAAGACCGTGCGCTAATGCGCAGATTCTACAAACTAAACATTGATGAACCGAGCCCAGAGATCGCTAAAGAAGTCTTGTACGGTTTGAGACAACACTTTGAAAAATTCCATAATGGTGTTATCAGCGACGATGCTATCGACGCCGCAGTGGATCTCAGTGTACGTTATCAAACAGATCGTCGATTACCAGACAAGGCCATCGATCTCGTCGATATGACCTGTGCTAAGTTAAAAATCAAGAACGCAGATTTCGTTGTGGGTAAACTAGACATCGTTGATACTATCAGCAAGGCAACTAAGATTCCCAAGGAAAATCTACTCAGCGAAAAAGCCAATGAAAGTTTGGTTAACTTAGAAACAACAATCAAAGATCGACTATATGGTCAGGAATCAGCAGTTGACTCTGTACTGGAAAAGATCTACGTGGCCAAGGCTGGTATGAAAGCACATAACAAACCAGTAGGCAACTTCTTGTTCTTAGGTCCAACCGGTACTGGTAAGACAGAATTATGTAAATTACTTTCAGAAGCACTCAGCATGAAACTCTTGCGATATGACATGAGTGAATACCAAGAGAAACATGCCATGGCCAAACTAATCGGTGCTCCTCCGGGCTATGTGGGATACGAAGATGGTAACCTAGGTGGTGGCTTACTGATTAGTGATATTGAACGTAATCCACACTCAGTCATCCTAATGGATGAGATCGAAAAAGCACATCCAGATATCAGTAACCTATTACTACAGATCATGGACGAAGGATTCATCACAGGATCCAATGGTAAGAAAGCAGATTGTCGAAATGCTATCCTGATCTTGACCAGTAACCTAGGTAGTGCAGATGGTGAACAGAATGCCATTGGATTTGGCCGTAGCCAGGTCAAGGAAGGCACAGATGATGAAGCAGCCAAGAAGTTCTTCAAACCAGAGTTCCGCAATCGGCTTGACGCTGTAATTAAATTTAATAAACTTGACAAAATTTCAATGAAAAAGATCGTGGTTAAATTCCTAGGTGAATTGAACGATCTACTAGCGGAAAAAGAAATCAAACTTCATAATTCTGAAGCATTGATAGATCATCTAACAGAAGTTGGATTTGATCCTGCCATGGGTGCAAGACCGTTGGCACGTAAGATTAGTGAGCTCATCAAAGTACCATTGAGCAAGAAGATCTTGTTTGATCATGTTGATTCCGGAAGCATCATTACTATTGATTGGATCAATGAACAAGTTAAATTCACTGTTATCGCTCCCTCAATTGATCTATTAGAAAACAAAACTGTTGACGAAAACGGTATCATCGTAGTATAATAATTTTACTGCTGAAATCATGCATAATAAATAATATGAGTATATTATTAAGGAATCACGATCGTGGCAAAATTACATGAAGAAGTTGTGGTAATCAAGGTCAGTAAGTTGGTCAAGGATGATCAAACAGCCAGTCCTGTACTTACCGCCTCAATCATAGAAAGTTTAGAAGCAGTAGTTCAAGAGTTAGCAGGCGCTAACACTTTAGTTGAAATTCAAGTAGCATAATTTAATTTACATAAGAGAGATTTTCGATGGCAAAACAATCAAAACGCATTAAACCTAATCAGCCTAGCATGATCGCCATGGCCCCAGGCCAACAACCTGCAATGCAACAAGGACAACAAGGTGTTCCATATGATTTTACCAAAGTTCATATCCATTTTGGTATTCCCTGTTACGGTGGACAGATCACAGAACCCTGTTTCACTAGCTTCTTGCGTTTCATCCTGATGGCTAGTAAGTCAGGACTCCAATGGAGCCTAGATACCATGGTCAATGAGTCATTAGTCACACGTGCTCGTAACAATCTCATGGCTAAGATGATGACCAATCCTGCGGCCACACACTTCATGTTTATTGATGCAGACATTCGTTTTCAACCAGAAAGTATCTTCATGATGTTGGCTGCAGACAAAGATGTTATTGGTGGATTATATCCTAAGAAAGCATTGCCAATCAGCTATGTGATTAACGTTAAACCAGGTACACAGATCATCAACGACATTTTCCCCGTAGATACCATGGGCACAGGCTTCATGATGTTCAAACGTCATGTATATGAAAAACTCTGTGTCGCACATCCAGAAACAAAATATGTGGACGATGTAGGTCTAGGTAAACAATACGAACCAACTATGTTCTCAATCTTTGATACAGAGATCGACGAGCGTGGTCACTATCTAAGTGAAGACTGGACATTCTGCCGCCGTTGGGCTAAACTAGGTGGTGAGATCTATGCTCACGCTAAGGTGCTACTAAACCACTCAGGACACTATGAGTTTGCGGGTGACTTGGACGTACTAATTGGTAAAAAACAAGCAGAACACCCTAACGCACATCAGCCAAAATAATGCACGAGGAAAATCTCAATTTTAGTATCAGCCTGACAGGAACTTATTGGAATAAAAAACCTCAGTTTTCTGTTTGGCTCGATGATCATGTAGTTATACAAAGTGAAATAGCCAGTTCAGCAGAGCAGATCGTATCGTTCGAACGTAGAGTTGACGAAGGCGAACATGAGCTTAAAATACGCCTAGAAAACAAAACCAACGATGATACTGTCGTAGAAAATGGTGAAGTAGTCAAAGACATGTTACTTAATATAGATGATATCACCATCGATGATATCAGTCTAGGCAACTTACTTTGGTCCGCTGAATATGTGTTAGATCGTCCACAGTTATATAAAGGCCAGGAAATAGATCATCTAGATGGCTGTGTTAATCTTGGGTGGAATGGTACATATACGCTTAAATTCACCAGTCCTTTTTATATCTGGTTGCTTGAGAAACTTTAAGATAAATATAGTAACATCTACGGATTTACTATGTTTCTAATTGAAGTTCTTAAAGAAAAACCTCGCAAACATGTAGCTTTTGCTTACGGCCGCATGAATCCACCTACTATTGGTCATGCACGTCTTATGAACACTGTTGCCCGTGCCAGCATGGGTGGTGATTATTGGATATTCCTAAGCCATACACAGGATGCCAAGAAAAATCCCTTAGATTTTAATACCAAAGTAGATTTCGCCAAAGCCATGTTTCCACAACATGCTGATCACGTCTATCCTAATAAATTACCTGGCATCATGGAAATCCTAGAATTCCTATATCATCAAAATTATACAGATGTTACTTTTGTTGCTGGTGGTGATAGATTACCTACTTTTACTAAATTACTTAATAACTACAATGGCCTAGAAGGCAAAAAAACTTACTTTAAATTTAACAAGATTGATATAGTCAGCAGTGGCCCAAGAGATCCTGATGACGATGGTATAGCTGGTGTAAGTGCCAGTGCAGCTCGAGAAGCGGCAGAAGAAGAAGATTTTAAAAAGTTTAAAGAAATCACAGGTGCTGGACGTTACGCCAACCAATTATATCGCGCAGTACGCAAGGGTATGAACATATTCAATGAAGATGCTGCAGGTGTAGGGGTGGTTGCTACTAATAAGAAAATGGCACGTGATCCACGCTACTCAACATCCATGACAGTTGATGTAAAACCCAATACCCCACAAAAGAATCTACAAGCATTAAAACTAGCATGAGTGAAACTAGAATAACTATACAGGTACATGCTCTACACCCACCTTGGATTGAACTCCAAAACTCAAAATATAGGATCTACGTCAATGATGATCTCATGACTGAACGCACTTGGATCTGGGATCAGCAGACCTATGTTGAGGAAACCCTATGGGCAGAACTAGCAAGTGGTATCAGTCATACTGTTAGATTGGAAACTATTATGGATGAGGATATTGATTCAACAAAATTTGGTTTACAAAATTTACATATCAATGGCCGATGGAAACCTGATCACGGTGGTCATAGAAGTGAACTAAGTTTCATACTAGCATAAATACACTAAACAGGAATAGACCATGAAAAGCCAAGAATTTATCAAAGAAAACTATGATCATAGTGAATACCATGATGAAGCAGGTATGGTTGACAACAACCTAGAAACCATCAAACGTGCGGCTGAAGAACTAGATCGCATATTTGGCCAAGATGATAACATGGCTGAATGGGCACAGGAAAAACTAGCAGTGGTCAAGAGCATGTTAGTTGCAGTCAAAGACTATGTTGTGAGCCAAAAAGCCGCAGGTATTGACCCTAAAGTAGACCAAGAATCAGACGAAATGGCATTGAAAATAGCCGAAACAGCATCAGCTGGTGCTACTAGCGCAGGTGCAGTTGCTACCAGCATGGACGGTGGTGCAGGATTTGGTAAGAGCGTGTTTATGAGCCGCAGCGGCACAGTTAAAAAGGCCAAGAAGAAATAATGGACAAGTTTGCTAATCAACTTAAGATAGCATTTGCTAGCCAATATGCATTCGCTATCAAAGCACAAAACTTCCACTGGAATGTAGAAGGCAGTGATTTCTATCAACTGCACAATATGTTCGAAGATATCTATAATGAAGTATATGGAACTATTGATGCATTTGCTGAAAACATCCGCAAGATCAAATCCTATACACCAGCTAGCCTATATCGCTTTTCATCACTATCAGCGGTAGACGACGAAACTGAAGTGCTAGATCCACAGGCTATGGTAGCAGAACTATTACGTGATGCTGAAAAAATGCAGGAAATTATGAAAATGTTATTCCAAGAATCAGAAGCTCGCCGTGAGCATGGCCTAAGTGATTTTCTAGCAGGACGCCAAGATGCATTCGCTAAACACGCATGGTTCCTGCGTGCTACATTAAAGGCCTGATATGGATATTAAACAACTGTTAGAAAAAATGGAAGAGTTCGCTGGTGAGAAAGTAGGACAAAAATCTGGTGATCAATGGCGGGGCACGGATGCTGCACCCCCAGGTAAGAAACTAGTAGGTGATAGCATATTAAAAGACCTAAGCAAAGGCCCACGAGACAAAACCAAAGCAGAAGAACTTGCTGAAGAATATCAGGCATTCTTAGAAGCAGAATTCCAAGACACAGTAGACAAACGTCCCGGTCGTAAAGGTGCTCGTCATAGTCGTGGCCATGAACCACACCCACGCTACAAAACTGTCAAAGCAGATGAAGGTGCTATGAGCGAAAAGGATATCGAACTACAAGACTATCGTTCAATGTCTCACAAAGAATTCCAAACTGCTTATGGTATGACTAAAACAGAATGGATTAATAAAAACAAAGCATTGGTGATACAGAATCCTAAATTAAAACAAGCATTAGGATTAGATGAAGGTGCAGAACAAGATCCTATCGTTGCTAAAGTAGTTAAACAGATGCGTCCAGGTTTGAAAAATTTAGACATGGGCAACGAAGCATTCTTGTACTTTGCTTACGAGCTGGGTAAACAGCGTGCTAGAGATGCATGGAGTGATTATCTTCCAGCTATCCGTGCTGAATATGAAAAAGGTCTGAATGAAGATGCTAATACCGACAATAAATTAGCAAAACTACTAGCACGATTTATCAATCAAAACGAAGGTGCTGGTCATGCTGTGGCGTCAGACGCGATCGAATACATAAAGAAAATAGGTCATATTGAACAATTTGCTACTTCACTTGATTACTTTGGTGTAGACCTAGATGAAGGTTGGGAAAGCGGTCCTGACGAATATGAAGAACCATACGATGATGCAGATGATGCATATGATCGTCAACGCCAAGAAAAGATTGACACAGAAGCAGAAAAGGAATGGGCTAAGTTACCTAAAGTATCAACTTATAAACTTGTAGGTCGTGGTCCTAACATGGAACCTAACTATGAGTTTGGTGACGAATTTGACTCAATGGAGCAAGCACTTGACTATCGTGCAGAGATCATGAAAGATCCTAAGACTCCACATCCTGAGCACATTGGCATCAGAACTATTACCAGAGTTGTAGACAAACAACAAACTAACGAAGCATTTTATAATACCCCAAAAAATAAAGAAGATTATGATGCTAAGATGACTGCGTTGCAAGATCTACAGACCGATCCTAACACTGCTAACGATGAAGAACTGCAAAGAAAGATCATCATCTACATGGATAATCTACAAAAAGTAGCACACCAACACGGTTGGTTAGCCCAACCTGCAGAAGAAAGCCGTGGTCACAAGATCGTCGCTACTAAACTAAAAGATATCGAACGTAGTAAGAAATTTGCTTCAGGTGAACTAAAAATTCCTACACCACAAGAACGCCAAGCACAATTAAAAAAGCTAGAAAAGAAGACCCCAGTAAAAGAATATGGTGCAGGCAATAATGTTACACCCTATGGCCAACCTGCAGCAGATCCAAAAAAAGCTGCACAAATAGCACAAGGTGCCCAGGCGTTTAAGGCTGCCACAGGAATCACAGCACCCGCTACTAATATTGCCAAGGCACTTGATGACGCTAGCCAAGGTAAACCAGCTGATCAGACCAGCATGAAAGTGCTAGAACCCGCCATGCAAGATCTAATTACCATAATGTCAGATCCTAAATTAGGTAGTGAATATAAATCTCTAGCACAGAAAGTCAACCAAAAACAGCAAAAACCGCAATAATCAGCTACTGACTCCTAGTCATCTAGATCTTCTGGTACATCCGCCGCTGACTGCAGATCCTTGTCCAACTTTTTGATCATCTGTTTAGCCTGTGTTAGTTTGGCAAACATCCTAGCCATGCGCTTACCGTTGATATAAACACAAAACTTATCATTGATGTCTCGCTTGATTTCAGCTACTGTATCACCCTTAAATCCAATCTTAGCAGAGTACACTGGATCTACATCCAACAGGGTATCAAAACCCAACAAGATGCTGTCTCCACGCTGTCCAATCTTGACTAAATTCTGCGTAAAATTACCACTGGTATTGACCTTGCGCATGAGTAAGGCCGCTATTTTTACGTTATTTTCCGCTACCTGTATGGTACCATCTGGGTCAATCCAGAAGTCCTCACCCTCAAACGGTCCCGAAATCGGGTCTGAAACTAGATCTAATAATAATTGATAATCTGCCATAATTCATGCCTTGAATAGTGTGTAGACCCTAATTATACAGTCTTTTCCTAAAGTTGTCAATGATTATTTTCTTGATAAATACTCTTAACGATGGAATTTTTATGAGAATTAACGACCTATTTGAAGACAGTTGGAGTGGGCCAGATAATGCCTGGCACAACCAAGGTCAAGATGATCAATGGTATAATGGCAACGATGAATGGCATGGCCAAGCTAGTGGCAACATGATTGAAGATTTTGCTGTGGCTAATATGGTCACCACAGAAAGCTCAATGGCCGATGTGGTCACTGCTAGAGAATTAATCGGACGTGCTGTAGAAAATCCACTAGAAGAAAAACACAAGTATTTTGAATTTCTCAAATATCTGAGAGACAAACACAGTGAACATTACAGCACTAATGTACACCAAAGAGCATGTAAACTTGCTCTAGCCAAGGAACGAGATTAATGTCAGCTAATGATACAACCTATCAAATAATACTAGATTCCAATGGGATCAAGGCATGGACCATGCCCGACGAAGGGTTTTATCCAGATGTAGAAATACACTGCTGGGGTGCTGGTGGTGGCGCTGGATGGGGAGGAGCACCAGGAGGAGGCGGCGGGTATGCTAGAACTACAGTTAATATAAATCCTGGGGATGAAGTTACTTTACAAATAGGTCAACCTGGACTCAATGCCCCATCAGCAACAGGTGCAGGTGGCGCGGGCGGACTAGATACTACATACCAAAATTTCCGAGGCGGTAATGGTGGTGCGAGAGGTACTTGGTGCGGACAAAATGGTGGTCCTTATCCTAGCGGTGGTGGTGGCGGAGCTAGTTTTGTTGCCGTCGAGGGATCATTTGTCTGTGTGGCCGCTGGTGGCGGTGGTGGTGGTGGATACGGGCATAACAACTTCAAAGATGCAGGAAAGCCTGGTGGAGTAAATTCCGGACTAACCGACAATTTCAGAGGTGGAGATGCTAGTTATGGAGGTGGCGGTGGTGCTGGGTATTTAGGTGGAGCAAGCGGATTTGCTTCAGGACACACTGTAACTGGTGGTAGCGGCGGAACCAACTTTGGTACAGTAACAGCCGCAGGTAGTGGAACACTACCTGGAGGACGTACAACAGCCTACTACCCAGGTAAGAAACTAGGAGAAGCAGGATATCCTGGATATATCGTGATAATTCTGCGCAAGAAATTTAATACGTTTATTAAAAATCCTGACGCATCAGGTAATTGGGTCAGAGCTAATATTGCTTATGTTAAAACACCTAATCAATCAGTAACAGTATCACAAGCTGTTGGAGAACAAACAACAACCTATAATTCAGTCGGAACTAGTACATTTACAGTACCTGCAGGAGTAACATCAATCCAGTTAACCGTGATCGGTGGTGGTGGTGGAGGTGGTGGATGTGACAGTAGTCCTGGATCTGCTGGTCGTGCAGGCGCAAGAACTTCAGGTACACTAGCCGTGAGTCCTGGTCAAGTACTCACTATCTCAGTTGGCTCAGGCGGCGGCGGTGGATCCAGCGATCAAGGAAGTGCTCCTGGCGGCGCGGGAGGCACTAACAATTTAGGATATTCTGGTGGACGTGGTAGTAATTCCGGACCAGTTCCGATATCGGGAGGTGGAGGTGGTGGAGGTGCTGCATCTGCTGTTTTAGTCAACGGAACTCCTACTGTAGTAGCCGCTGGTGGTGGAGGTGGTGCTGGTGGTGGTAATGGAGTTCCTGGCCAGGGAGTAAGTCCTGGCGGAACATCAGGTGGAATCGCAGGCGGCGCTGGTACTTATAAAGGTGGCGATGGTGGGGGTGCTGGTGGAGGAGGAGGAGGCTATCCTCTAGGCGGTGCTGGTGGATCTGTAAATGGTGGAGACGTTGGTGGCAATTCTGGAGCAGATGGTCAAAGTCTCGTACCTGCAGGATTTAGTCTAGGGGAAGGCGGAGCTGGTGGTATAAATGCTATTCGAGGTGGTAGGGCATCAAGTGGTGGTGGTGGTGGTTCTATTACTATATCTTATACTCCCGCTCCTGTAAATGTTACTGTAGTGACAGGCGGATGGAAACCGATCCAACAGGCATTTGTCAAGGTCGACGATGATTGGAAACCTTTATTAATTAATCAACCGATCGAACTATATAATTATCCTACTAAACGTCGTGCTATTACTATCAATATAGTAGTACCTACATATGATTTTGTAGTATATGACAACTTGCCTGTACAATATTTTGAAGGATTGTTAGATGTTAATGTTTATATAGCAGCTAATACCACTGTGGGTAGTACCAATGTCACTACTCCGGCATTCCTCGTTAACAAATTTAGTCCAGGAGATACTGTAAAAATAAGTAACTATGGTAACATATCAGGTCGTGGTGGGGATGGCGGAGCGGCTGGATCATATTCTACATCTACTTCATATTCTTACGGTTATAGCTATAATAGTAAAGGACAACCAATTTACAACTCAAAAGGTGGATATCGAACTGCAACTACTGTTGTAAATTCAGTTCCAGGACGTCCAGGACAATTTGGCGGAGCAGGTCTCAGATTAGATTATCCGACTGTGATTGAAAACTACGGAACCATCGCTGGTGGTGGTGGAGGTGGTGGTGGAGGTGGTGGACCAACCGGAGGCCAAGGTGGCGGTGGTGCTGGTGCTGTTCCGGGTAATGGCGGCAATAACGGAACATTGACTGCGGGCGGTGCAGGACTAGGTTTTGGCGGAGCTGGGGCAGCACGGGGAACTCGAGGTACAGATGGTACAAATAATAACAATAGTGGTGGACTTGGTGGTGAATCTGGACCAGCTGTAGTTGGAATTTTAAACACAACATTTACCGTTACTGGAACACGTATCGGACCATTAACATAGGAGATTTTCAATGAGTATCAATATCAAGATCGTAGAAATAGATCAAGCAACACAGAGCGTAGTAGTAAAATACGCCAGCGAAAACAGCAAGAAAAATATCGATGAATATCCGGGTGTGGCGTTCCAGATTACTAACTATAATGTCAAGAATCTTGAGGAATTCATCGAAGCGATTAGACCTCAGATAAGTTTATACGTATGGCAACGTGATCAAGCAGAAAACCCACCAATTCCAGTTGATATCTCAACTTGGAGCGGGCATGAAACCACGGTTGATGCTTTTGAATTACCTGCACCAGCGGCTCCTCCAGTTGAAGCATTAGCAAATCCGGAAGTAACTCTATGATCCTAAATAATGCTGTTAATGCTGGTGGATTTATCTACTGCATGGCTTATTGGAGTCCCAACGAAAAGAATACTTATTTCAATAACGGAGATGGTCACTATCATCAATTTGTCTACGTCGTAGATGGAGAAGGTTATGGTGAAGTTCGCCTTACTGAAAATGGGGAAATATTTAGATCTGATGATACTAAACGTGTAGGTGAATTATTAGATTTAAGTGATACCAAAGGCATGTATCATACTACAATGACAAAAGAACATAGTTTAAACATGATCATGTTTAATCCTATTCCTGATACCAGGATATTAGATGTAGAAATAGTCAAAGGACCCACAACTAAAACAGTCACAGCTACAGATAAAAGAGTCACAGTTGTTTGTATAACTGGACCAATTACTGCCAATGATAAAACACTTGCCAGTCTACAACATGCAAAAATATTTCCAGGTAAAACAGCAGAACTTAATCTGCCAGAAAACTCAGTCTGCGCACTAGTGTCTGATAAGTAATAGTAGCATATTATTTAGGACATCAAGTGGAACAATACGTAGTTACAGGTATAGGCATCTATAATAGCCTTGGTCGATCAGCAGAGGAAAGCTGGACTAATCTGCTAGCAGGCAAAAGTGCAGTCCGTCAGATAAGTTGGCCTGTAGATGATGCAGAACAATATCCTGCTACTCATGCCAGCGTAGCTAAAACACGTATCGCCGCACCCTCAACTAAACTCACAGAAGATGACCCACATCCAGAACATTTTGACTATGGATGGCGTCATTGGGATCCCAACACTCGTGCCTGTTTGATGTCAGTAGATGAAGCTGTCCGTGACAGTGGATTAACTTCTACTCGCACAGGCGTTATCATAACTACGTTCGGTAGTGGAACAAGTCTGAGATTAGATCTGTTTAATGCTATAGATAAAGGTCGTACCAAATATCCTCCACGCAAGGTCTTAAATATCGGATTAGATTTTCCTGCCGCACAAGTAGCGGCTATATATGGGTTTGCGGGAACCAACACCGCCATGGACAGTGCCTGCACTACAGGTATTACCAGTATTGACTACGCTATCGCCAGTCTCAAAGCAGACCCAGAATTAGATGCTATGGTAGTTGGTGGTGCCGATCACCTATGCGAACCTATTAATATTTTTTGGTTTCAAAGCCTTGGTGCGCTATGTCCTAGCGACAATCCAGAAGATAATCGTCCATTTGATGTTAATCGAAAGGGATTTGTTATGGGCGAAGGTGCAGCAACAATGATTATCGAACCATTAAGTAAAGCCAGAGCACGTGGTGCTAAAATCTATGGTGCCATTCTCAGCACTAACTTATATACATTATTTGACAGTGATACAAGCCCAGATCCTACAGGTATTGGTGCTAGAACCTGTGTGCAAGCTGCATTAGATAAAGCAGGTATTACTGCTACAGATATAGACTTTGTTAATGCCCATGCTACCAGCACACCTGTAGGTGATGAAATAGAATTTAATGCTATGGCTAATCTCACACCGGGTAGGACTATGGTCAGCAACAAAGGACAGATTGGGCACAGCATGAGCACTGCTGGTATAGTTGAAACTATCTATACTTTACAGGGCATGCAGTCTGGACAACAACCAGGTAATGCTAATCTAGTAGATCCATTAGGCACAGGTATGATACTACCCACAGAATCTGTTAAATTAGATGTTAAATACGCTATAAAGAATAGTTTTGGATTTGGAGGAAGAAATGCCAGCATGGTTCTCGCTAGAATGGATGGCTAGACAACTACGCCCTAGTCGTTGGTTTGCTAGCCTGATGCAGGTCACTGTATTTTTTGCCATTGCCTATGGCATCTATTTAGATGTAGCTTGGTATTGGTGGGCCGGCACGGTATTCTTTTATCTAATCGTCTACTCAATGATTGGCAACAATATCGCCCTACACCGGTATTTTACACACGGGCACTTCTCAGTCAGTCGCCCTGTTGAATGGGTATTCCTATGGACAGGTAGCATGATCGGACTAGGTGAACCATTGAGCTATGCCATGACCCATGTTGTCCATCACAAATATAGTGATGTTCCTGGGATCGATCCCCATGGTCCTACCAACGGCAAACGTTCAATCTTTATTTGGTTCCAACGTGAAGTAGATCCTGCTAAGACACCTATCGTTAGTAAACACATCGTAGGACTTAGTCGTAAGTGGGGATGGTTGCATAGATTCTATGTGCCATTTGTAGTATTAAATGCTGCGATACTTTATCTGATAGATCCTTATGTATTCTTATTCCTATGGTTGATACCAGCTGGTATCGCCTGTTGGGGTATTGGTTGGGCGGTATGGCGTCAACATTGGCACAGGACTCCGAACAATAGTCCATTGCATCGATGGGATTGGGTCTATGAAGGCCTACACTTAAATCATCATGATTGGCCTATGGCTCCTAATACTGCTGTGCGTCCTGGGGAAATAGACTGGACTCATGAATTCAGCAAGATATTTAGACCTAAGTTCAATTGGCAAGGACAACCTACAGATGTCAAAGAATAAGTGGATCCTACAACCTAACTACGTATGGATGACACTCATGCAGGTCATGCTACCTGTGTATGTTTATCTTGCGTGGGGTGCAGAATGGACATGGTGGGTATTGTCTTTTGTATTTTATTTCCTATATCTATGTATTGGCAATAATATTGGCATGCATCGTTACTACAGCCACAGATACTTTGAAATGTCTAAGCCTGTAGAATATTTTGTAGCCTGGTGTGCGTTTATGGCCTGCTTAGGTAGTCCACTGAGTTATGTAAACATACACAATGTCCATCACAAACATAATGACACTGAATTAGATCCGCATGGTCGTCAACGTGGCTGGAAGTCAGTGTTATTTTGGTATCACAAACACCTATGGCCCTGTGATATGATATTCACACGCAATTTATTAAAATTAACAGCTCGCTATAAACTCTTACATGACTACTATTGGTTATGGGTGTTTGGTTGTGCTGGATTAATGTACATCTTAGGTGGGTGGAATGTCTTATTATTCTGTTGGTTATTACCAGCTAGCTTGACTCTATGGGCAGTAGCATTTGTATTATTATTACAACATGACGATGCGGGTCCTAGTAACACACGCTCATACATGTGGTTTGGTTTTGGCGAAACCTGGCACAAAAATCATCACGATGATCCTAGTTTAGTCGATCATAGTCTAGGCCAGGGCCGAGACTGGACCTATCAAATATGCAGAATCCTATCCAAGTCAAAGAAACCCAACTAGATTTAGAACGTCTAAAGCGTGATGCTCGCAGGATCAATAACAAAGTCTGCCGGCAACTAGGCCATCTAGAAGTTCCCGGCGATACAGCATATCAATCAACACTTAAAGAACAGTTAGATGCGGCCCCCATGAGCAGTCGTCTACACGATTACTACAATGTGTTTACATTTCCCTACGATGGCATTAATGAATTATATAGAGAAGTATGTATGTTCTTTAAAGAAGTCTGTGAGTATAATCAACCCTATTACATACACGCTTGGTTAAACTATCTAAAAAAGGGTGATAGTGTACCTTGGCATAATCATTGGGGTGCTCTAAGCGGGCTTACACAGACCTATGTTTGTAGTGCTTACATCAATGCAGAACCCAGCAATACCGTCTACAAGTTTCCAGATGGACATGTTTACGAAATAACGAATCGCAATAATACCATAACTTTATATGAAGACATAGGTGATACACATATGGTAGAACCTTGGACTTTAGACGAGCCCAGGATTACCGTCAGCATGGATATGGTACCTATGAAATACATACAAGGTAGTCCATTTTTACTCAATACTTGGATGCCCATAGTATAAATAATATACAACTATAATTAAGGATTTACAATGAAGAAATTAGTATTGGCATTAAGCCTATTTTTAAGCGCAACGGCTTATGCAGGTATCAATCAAACATGCAGTCAATTTACAGCCGCAGGTGCAGCTACCTATGCCGCTAAACCAGGCGATCAAGAAATCTGCCATAAAAATTACGCTGTTATCCATAGCTGTGCTGTCAAGGCACCAATCGCAGTATTCGAACATTTGACCGTGGCCACAATGACCGGTCCAGCAACACGTAAAGATGATTTCCGTCCAGACCCACAAGTTACTCCAGCTTGCTCAGCTACTCTAGCAGACTATGCTACTGTGGGCCGTACACATGATCGTGGACACATGAGTCCAGCTAAGAACAATACTATTAATCCTGAAATCATGAGTGAGAGTTTCTTCTTAAGCAATATGGTTCCGCAGGTTGCCAATAACAATCGTGGTATTTGGAAACAACTAGAAATGCAGGAACGCCAATGGGCCATGGCTCCTGGCACTGATTTTTATATTATCTCAGGTGGTATATATGACACAGGCCATGCTAAAACGGGTAATGGTCTAGGTATTCCTACACGCTTATACAAGATCATCATCGAAAAAAATAGCAAGCGAGTTATGGCATACTTAATGCCAAACTCAGCACTACCAGTAGCAGATTTACCTAAGTATCAGACTACAGTACTAGCAGTAGAACAAGCGACTGGATTTAAATTTCAACTACCTAAATAATATGGAAAATACTAATCAATTTTGGGGATATCACTTAATACTTGACTGCTCAGCTTGCCACGTCCCTAGCATACAAAGCAGAGATAATGTCTATAACTTCTTAAAACATCTAGTTAAACGCATTGATATGGAGCCAATCGGTGAACCATATATCGAATATACCGCGGCAGAGTTTCCTGATAAAGCAGGCTTCACAGCTATACAGGTTATAGTAACATCTAGCATTGTAGCTCACTTTATAGATTCAACAGGCGATCTATATCTAGACGTATTTTCATGCAAAGAATTTGACAATGACATAGTTATTGGTTCAGTTAAAGACGCATTTATGCCTAAGCGCATACGTACTAATTATTTGACCCGTCAAGCATAGTAGCATATAATAGTATTTGCGATAAATACTAGATATGCGAGCACAAGAACTAATCAGAGCCACAGAGAACACTAAAATCTATCTAGATATGGATGGTGTTCTCGCAGACTTTTTTGCAGAGTATGCAAAACTAGCAGGTGTAAAAAACTACAGAGATATTCCGCCAGCTAGTGCGGATCCTACACTAAACAAGATGGTAGGCACTGATTTCTTCAGCAAATTACCTAAATTTCCTACCGCAGATAATCTAGTCAAACTGGTACTAAAATACGTAAAAACATATGGAATCTGCTCTAGTCCTTTACGTGGTGATTTCAAGAATAGTGAACAACATAAACGTATCTGGATTAAAAATCATCTACGTCCGCAACCGGCAGAAATCATCATTACCAGTCAAAAAGAACAACACGCTGTTAATGCAGATGGTAGTCCTAACATCCTAATAGATGATCGAGGTACTAATATCGTAGCATGGCGTAGTCGTGGTGGAATAGGTATCAAATATCAAGCAGATGAAGACAGTCTAGATAAAGTAGCAAAAGCACTATCATTAGTATACGGAAAATAATATGAGAGCTAAAGAATTTACACGAGAAACTATTGCACCTATAGCACCAGTTGCTCCTGTGGCCACAAGACCCATTGACAAGGTCATAGCACAGACAGGACGACCATCAGGTCCTGCTGGTATTGATCAAACTATAGCAGCTACTCCAGCAAAGCCCACAACACCTTATAATCAAAGTGCGCTGGGCACAGGAATAGGAAAAATTGGCCAGGGCCTGAGTTCTTTAGCTAAAAATCCTTTGGGCAAGTTTGGCAGCAGATTTGCCTATGGTATGAGCCAGGGAGTTAATTCAGCACTAAGCTCAACTCCTGATGCGCTGAGCAAGGCTGGAACATCAGCTGGATTCGCGGCAGATGTAGCAAACCAAGAACAAGCAGAAGCTCCTGCCAAACAGGCCTTTAATGTATTTGCTGGTATCATTCGACCTGAACAAGTAGATCCGCAACTTAAAACCCAAGTCGACCAAATCTTGAAATCACAAATACCGCAACAACAAGGATGGGTCGATCACGTGAGAAAAAACACGACTCCTTGGGACGCTACACCACATCCAGAAGCTGGCACAGCCGCAAATGCTGCGAAAAGGCTTAACCCAAGAGATGTTGCTGCATACCTTCAACAGAATTCCAGAGGACAGAAATTAACAGCCACAGGTAACGCAGAAGTAGATAACATATTAAAAGCACAAGGATCGTTGTAATGAAAATATTTGAAGGTGGCAACGTATTCAAAGACCCCAAAGGGGCTCCTGCCACTGAGCGCATCGCACGAGAAAATGTAGTAGCAACAGTTCAATGGTTAGAACAGCTGACTGGACTTGGTCTTCAAGACAACATGCTAGGATCAACTGGACGTGCTGCTACCAGCGGTGATCTGGATCTTGGAGTTGACAGCACCAAGATTTCAAAAGACGTCTTGATCAAACAGCTATTAAAACGTGGCATCAAAGCCGAGGATATCAAGAAATCAGGTGATGCTGTACACTTAAAAACTCCCATCTTAGGTGATCCTAGTAACGGCTACGTACAAACAGACTTTATGTTCAGCGATAATCCTACCCTACAACAGTTTGCCCTGATGGGTGGTAGTGAAGGATCACAATTCAAAGGCGTGCATCGTGCTATATTATTGGCCAGTATCGCCAAAGCACAAAACATGAAATGGAGTCCAAAGTTTGGATTGGTTGATCGCGGCACAGATGAAGTCATCACAGCAGATCCTAAAGAGATAGCAGTTCGTCTATTAGGACAAGGACACGCACCAAAAGAATTAAGTACAGTAGAAACTATCATCAAAGCCATCAAGGATCGACCAGACTTTGAACAACTGGTAGCAGATGCCAAAGAAAATTTCAGCCGTGACAATCTAGTATTACCAGAAAGCAGGCCTTTGCCAGGTACAGGTGCTTGGTTCCGTGCTTGGAAAAACAGGAGCATATAATGAGAGCTAAAGAATTTATCAGTGAAAAACAAGATGCCTGCTATCATAAAGTAAAGAGCCGCTATAAAGTTTGGCCCAGTGCTTATGCCAGTGGAGCATTGGTTAGATGTCGCAAAGTAGGTGCTAAGAATTGGGGCAACAAGAGTAAAAAATGAAAATAGCAGAACTATTATCAGAACGCTGTTGGAAAGGCTACAAGCAGGTAGGTGGCAAGAAAAAAGGTGGCCGCATGGTTCCTAACTGCGTGCCTGTTGAAGAGTCACGCCGCGATCCCACAGAATTGTTTAAACCCGAAGATAGCGAGTTAGATGACTTACATCACAAATATATCGCTAGCTGGACCATGTTAGATCATCATATCTTAGAAAAGACCTATACATTTGTTGACGATGATACTGCTGAACAGTTCATTGACATGGTAAACGAATTTAGTGAAGCTATGGATCACAATGCAGTAATCACACAGGACAATGCAGAAGTTAAACTGCAAATAACTACTAATGATGTCAATGGCCTAACCATACTAGATTTTGAATTCGCTTTGCGTGCAGACGATGCCGCTGACACACTAGATGGCAAATCTCAAGGACATCCAACTAATACAGTAAACGAAAATCTACGCGACTGGTTTGGCAAAGGCAAACAAGGTGGTGCTGGTGGTGGAGGTTGGGACAGATATAATACCAAAGGTGAGCGCATAGGCAAATGTGGAGACCGCAAGCCTGGTGAAGGCAAACCTAAATGTCTAAGCAAAAGCAAAGCCGCGGCACTCCGATCCAAAGGTGGCAAGAAAGCCATCGCTGCCGCAGTTCGTCGTAAACGTAGTAAAGATACTAATCCTGAACGTAAAGGTAAAGCCATAAACGTGAGTAATAAGATAAAATGAAATCAACCGAATTCACAAAAAAATGTCCACCTGCTACACAGGACATAGGACTAAATTTAAAGAATAGGCAAAAGGCTATCAATGAGTATGGTTATGGCCCTTTGAATCCCAATGAGCCCAACATCAAATTCTGGGCCAAGAAGATGGACATGTGGCAGTTGGACGGTATCGATGAAGCTAAAAAAAGCCTATGTGGTAACTGTGCGGCGTTTGATCTTACACGTCATGCTATCAACTGCATCAAGAAAGGCATAGGCAGTGAAGCTGGTGATGATCCAATGGATGTAATTGATGCTGGTGATCTTGGTTACTGCCGTTTCCTTAAATTCAAATGTGCGGCTAAACGCACCTGTGATGCTTGGGTGGTTGGTGGTCCATTACGTGATGATAAACCAGTAGATGAATCAGCTAATCTAGTGCCTGGCAACATAGCCTATCACAAGAAATTAAATCCTAATGTATGGGAAGGTACGAAACTACGTACAGATGTACGCTACAAATTATTAGCCATAGCCAAGAGATTCGTCGAATATCTAGATATACCTAACTTCAAATTATCTGATGTGATACTGCGTGGCAGCCTAGTCAACTATAACTATACTGTCTATAGTGATTTTGATCTACACATCGTCACTGATTTCACTGCCTTAGACTGCGACATCACTGAAGCTTTCTATATGGCCAAGAAAAAGATCTGGAATGATGAACATGACATCACCATCAAAGGACATGAAGTAGAACTATACATAGAAGACGTAGATGCTGTAAATGTCAGCGAGGGCACTTACAGTGTCTTAGATAGTGAATGGTTACGAACACCCAAATACAAGGAACCTGAGATCAATGATCGTGCTGTTAATGCCAAGGCACGTGATCTAATGACACAGATCAATCGAGCACGCAAGAGCAATGACGCAGAACAAATACAGAAATTACAAGATAAGATCAAGAACATGCGCCAAGCAGGACTTGATGCTGAGGGTGAATTCTCAACAGAGAATCTAGCATTCAAGATCATACGCAACAAAGGTTATCTAGATCGATTGTTCAAGGCCGGGAACCAAGCGATAGATCAAGAATTAAGTTTAGATGAAGGTGTCAAACAGAACGCCGTTATGACAGCATTGATCGCAGCACTTAGTGGTAGTCCAGCACAGGCAAATTACTGTAATCCAGAAACTACACAATCACACCCTAATCAAACACAAAACGCTATAACCATCATGAGAGGAATTACCAACGTACAAAATTTTGAACGTGCTGGTATGCATATAGAAGCAGTTGGTGAAGCGGCTAAACTTTTTAAAAATATCAGCAAGATGCCTAATAAAAACTGCGTTGCACCTATAGTAAAAGATCAATTACCACCATTGACAGATCCTAGTGTAAACGAACGTAAGAAAGCTAAAAAGAAAAAGAAACGATCAAAACGTAGACGTCCTGCGGGCGGATATTATGGCTACTACTGGGGTGGTGGCTACCACGATCACTCTGACAGCGGTGGTGGTGATGCCGGAGGTGGTGGAGATGGCGGTGGCGAAAGCATGTACGAAAGCCAAGCACAGTTAGATCCTGAAGTAGAAGAATTCCTAGATGGATTAACTCCTGATGATGTTGGTTATGATCTAGTAGGTGATTACATCGTCCACTATGAAGGATTTACAGATCAATGCCAAGATTCTGAAGAATATCAGGAGGATCCAGAAGCAGTATTCAATGATGTATGGGGTGACTTTAAGCGTCGCATGGGTGATAAAGATCCCATTAATTTTGGTATAGTTGGCGAGCATGACTATCCTATCGTTTATAGTGTGTTTAGAAAATGAGAGCACGCCAATTCATCTTTGAATACAATCAACAGGCCACAGCACAACGCTTTGGTGATAAGATCTTGCAGACTGCGGTAAAAGATCCTAGTCCAGAGATTTATAACATCTATTCTTTATTAAACGATCGCAAAGAGTTCAAAGATTTTAACTTAGATCCAAATACTAAAACCAATATCCTGATCTCAATCATGCAGGCTATCGAAGGTGCAGATCCAACTAAAAACAAAGAATACACAGTGTTCCTTGCCAAGATGTATGCCCAAGGTGGGTGGGGTGCTCGTATCGAAGACTTAGAAAGCAAAGTCAAACCAGCACTGGAAAAATTCCACCTATTAAAACTTAAAAAGAAAATACCAGCACCACGTAACGATATCATGCGTTACAGTGACCTAGCAGACTTCGTTGGTGTAGTAGAAGAATATCCGGATCCAGAAGAGAAACAGCAAGCAGACAAAGGCACTGCTAAGACAGTATTTGAAAACGATGCTGTGCGTATAGTCGTCCCTGAAGATCAGAATGCCGCTTGCTATTACGGGCAAGGCACACGTTGGTGCACAGCCAGCAGAACCAGCACCAATTATTTTGGTCATTACAGCAAAGAAGGTCCATTGTATATCTTGTTGCCTAAACAACCTAAATATGACGGTGAGAAATATCAACTGCACTTTGAAAGCGAACAGTTCATGGACGAAAATGACTATGCTGTAGATGATATAGTCTTACTATTAGAACAACGCTTTGGCGATTTAGTACCATGGTTCCAAGAGAATGTACCTGCTTTACGTGACTGGGTCATGTTCGCCCGTGATGAAGATTTGAAAGAACCTTTGATGCAGATTGGCGAGATAGCCATGGAGCATGTTTGGGAAATGATCAATGATTGGGAACACAATGACGACTACTGGTATGATTGGCTACGCAAAGAAGGTTATGTATATCCAGAAGGCCATGAAGAAGAAGGACAGATCGACTGGGATAAAGTCTCAGAAGCCGATGTTGATTATCTTGGTTGGAACTATGATGCTAATGATTGGTACCTTGCAGCTAAAGAAGCTGTAGAAGTCAGTCCTGTCCAGGCACGTCGCACAGCAGAAGATGCTTATAAAGAAGAAGGTGAGTTAATTACCTTAGGTGATCTTGAAAAGATTCCAGCGATGAATGTCCGTGACGCATTCCTACGTAGCAGAGATGGTGACGGTGGATTAGAAGAATGGATCTACAAACGAATAATGATGCAGAAAGATGGCGACAAGTGGACTGCCAAGTTCTATACTCCACCTAAGAAGGCACAATAATATGAGAGCGAAAGACTTTATCATCGAAAATGCGCAAGAAATACTTCAAACTTTAAATCAGAAGATTGATATTGCTTATAATAATGCTATTAAAAAACATCCGGAGGTCAATGATATTCAAACATTTTATGATTGGTGGAAAGAAGATCTAAATCTCTGGTATAGTTGGTTTGGTAATAATCGTTTAATATCTGGTGATGATCACAATGTTGAAGATTTAATAAATTCTGCAAATGATACATTGAACACACTAAAGAAATATACATAACCCAGGACCGTTTGGTGTTATGAGGCGGCTGCTGCCTTGGAGGGATGCCTAGAGTGAGCAAAGAAAAATTATGCTAACATTAGAACTATTTGAAAACAGTCCAGATACCCCTGCAGGTAGCCGCACCAAAGATCTCAACCTTGGCAAGCTATGGTTGCTGACAGAATTAAAGCGTTTGGGCATGGATGAATTTGACACTGTGTATGTCTTGGGCAGTTGGTATGGTAGCATGGGTCCTTATTTGTTAGATAAACACATACGATTCCGTACCGCATACTTGATAGACGTCGCAGCAAAAAACACAGAATGGGTCCAGCAGATGGTTAAGCGATTAGGCATCAATGATCGAATCATCCCCGTGACACAGGACTGCAACACCACAGACTTCAAAGGTGATCGCATCTTGGTGATCAATACCAGTTGCAATGATATAGAAAATACGGGATGGTTTGAACATATACCACCGGGTGCAGTAGTGGCCTTAGAGGGACGTGACGGTCAGCCCGATAACGCCACTAATACCACACAGGATCTAGACACGTTCCACGCAGAGTATGCCTTAGAAGAAACCTATGTTGTAGATAAAATCCGGCTCAAGGGTTATGATGACAGCTACAATAGATTCCTCAAGATAGGTGTCAAATAAATACACGATATGAGATACGATCAGTTCAAAATTAACCTAGTAGAAGCTATCTTAGATGAAGCGGAAATGACGCCTAAGGCATTCCAAGACTTCTTGGCTAGTCCTTTAGTCACAGGTATGAAGATGGGCTTTGAACTAGAGTCAGTGATCCATAATGTGCGTTCAGAATCAGACGGCGGATCAGAACCTGATTATGGCTATGACGAGCGTGCCATTAATATAGAAGTTATCTTAGATTTCTTCCAGGGGGGTGATGATCCCAATGGTGAGCGAACTATCGATACTTTACGTAATAATCTCTATGATGATTTCATGCAGTGGCAGGACGCTGAGTTTGATGAATATTTTAGGACTGATGCCGCACAAACTGATTTGAAAGAGTTCATCCGTGAATACCTTGAAGAAAAAGATTATACTGATCGCCAACAGAAATTAGAGTTTGACCGTGCAGAAGAGGGCAAAGTCAGTGATGTCTACGCAGAAGCTGAAATGTCAGGTATAGAAAAACTGCGTGATGAGTTTAATGACAGTGGTGACAGTGACTGGGAAAAATACTGTGATGACATAGACATGAACTACATGAGTGATGTCTATAACAAATATGAACACTACTTGTATTGGCCTTATATCAGCTACGGTGACAACGACAGCTATTTGAACTTAGAATATGTAGCAGATGAATTAAAAAGTGAAACAGGTATAGATGCCAGCTATGATGACAGCTATCATAGTGTTAGTCGCGAGCGTGCCCAAGAAAAAGGACAGTGGATCATAGAGCCCGACTCCAGCATCGACGCCGATGAAAGTGAAGACGCTGGTCTAGAGTTCATCAGTCCAGCATTGGAAATCAACGAAGCACTTAAACAGATGCAACAGGTCCTAGAATTCATCCGTGGCCGTGGGTATACTAACACATCAACTGGCCTACACATCAATATCTCAGTTCCAGACTATAATGTAGATAAACTAGACTATGTAAAACTAGCCATATTCCTAGGTGACAAATATGTGTTAGAGCAGTTTGATCGACTCAGCAATCATTACTGTGATGGTGCGTATAAGAAGATTGGTAATAAAGTCCAGCAGATGAAAGGCGATGAGCTCAAAGCTGTGATGAACAAGATGAAAGAAGGACTGACCCTAGCCGCTAGTAAGATCATACACACAGGTTATACCAGCAAATATACCAGTATCAACACCAAAGAAGGTTATATTGAATTCCGCAGTCCAGGTGGCAACTACCTAGATGATCCTGTAGAAAAATTAACCAATACAGCATTACGTATGGCCCTGGCCTTACGCATCGCCACAGATGAAAACATGTATAAGAAAGAATATCAAAAACGCCTATACAAGGTGCTAAATGATGCTGGCGAGCAAGATGACCTAGTCAAGTTCAAAGACTATGTCGCTAAATTCCAAACTGCTGATAAAGAAACAAGAAGCTATATCATACAAACCATACAAGCAGAACGTGAAGCACGCAAAGCCAAGAAGAAAAAGCCAGACAATGAAAGCCGTCCTTATTGGATGGTCCGACGCCGTGGTGATACTCGTGGGGGCGGCATGGCAGTGTTTGCTGATACTGCTTATGATGCAGTCAAAGATGTTGCCAAGTCCTGGGGCCTAGATCCTATCTACTTGGTAGCGACACCAATGGTTGATGAAAAGCCTGATGATAGTTACTATAGCGACCTTGATGATCGCATACGTGGTAGTGAGGGTGGTGGTGTGACTGTTGATGGCAATGCCACGGGTAATTATCAACTGGTAAACAGCAATCGCAGTATTGATACTAGGATGAATAATGTCAGCAGAGAGGTAGCATTACAAACAGCACGCAATATGGAACAAGAGTATGGACTTGAAAATGGTAGCATACACGTAACAAGAATCAATAATCAATCACAATCAACTACAGGTGTAGCTGGACATAACTGGCGTATCTATGATGTCCAAAACCCAGACTTATTCACCGTGGTAGCAGCAGACAGCCGCACTAATGCTGTGGAACGTTGGGCTTAT